TATTTGCCATCTTTGGAATGCTTTGTATTGGTATCGCTTATCAATCAGTGCAGCTTATGAAAGGTAAATCTTTCATGGAAATTATCACAGAAATTAAAGAAGCCTTTGGAGCAATATTCAGATGAAAATAAGTACAAACGGAATCGATTTAATCTGCTCATTTGAAGGCCTTAGACTCAAAGCTTATGACGATGGTGTAGGTGTATGGACCATCGGTTACGGTACCACGATGATTAATGGTACCAAAGTCAAGAAAGGCGATACTTGTACACTTGAGCAAGCTAAAAGCTACATGGCCCAAGATTTAAAGCAATTTGAATCAGCGGTAAATCAGGTCAAGGTACCGCTTAATCAAAACCAGTATGATGCATTGGTTTCATTAGCTTACAACATTGGAGTAAGCGCATTCTTAAATTCGACTTTGCTTAAAAAGTTGAATGCTAAAGATTATAAAGGAGCGGCTGAACAATTCCTACGCTGGAATCGGGCAGGCGGTAAGGTGATGCGTGGGCTTACGAATCGACGTGCGAAAGAGCGGAAATTATTTGAGAAAGCCCTTTAGAGGGCTTTTATAAACAGTCATAAAACGCACTATTTTACAAAGATATAAGTTTTTAATTCATCCAGGATAGCATTATTTTTTTCTTCAAGAGAGCTGAATAATTTTATAAACTCTGGAGCTGATTGTTTATTCAAAAATCTAGTGTCACTAAAGCCTTGATTTGCCTTATTTGCTAATATATTTTCTGTTTCTTTTATCTCGTTGTAATATTCCATGGTTAGGTCATATATTTTTTGACCTTTTGTGAGGTAGCAAAAAGAACCCATTGTCACTTTATCTATATTGTATGCTTGCAATATAGTATCTTGAAAATCAATAGCAACTCTTCTTTCTGACAACTTGACTTCACTTTTATTATTTTCGATATCCTCTATTTTACATTTAAATTCATAAATTTGATCTGCTTGCTTGTGAAATAAGTGGAATGCATTTTTTGCCTCCAAAGCAATAATTTGCAAATTATGTTGCTCTTTCCAATCATTAAACAATTTTGAAGCAATATATGCAGCGGTTAGTGTAGCAAATCCACCAAAAAAACTAGCAGATATCGATAAAGCATCTTTCAATGGTTGTTTAGTAGGATCCGCATCTGAAAGAACAAAATAATATGATGCGCCAAACACCAATAATGTAAAAATTCCTACAAACAATATCGAAGTTTGAACTGCATTTGCTAATGATATTTTAGATGTTTTTTTATTGTTATTTATAAAATATGCAAACCCTATTAAGCTAAAAAAAATTAAAAAGTAAAATAATAAGAATGTTTGAGCTGCTTGATTTATTTCCATGATAAAAATATTTTTAAAAAGATAGCTTAATTATATAGTTACTTAACCTTGATCAGTCCATTTTTTGAAAAATAATTCTTAGACAGCATATCTCTACTCATAGACCACTTACGATGCTTGAAGTAACAAGGGCCAACAGAAATCTTAGCTTTGCCGTGCTTGGCTTGAATATCCTCATATGCCTGCATTAAGTTTTCATTTAAAGATCTAACTTCGTGATCTGACAATAGATCAGGGATATGACTTGATTTCTCGATTAATTCAGAAAGAAAGACGCCACATTTTTTATACTTAATACCTGGTTTGTATATCTTATCTAATAACCCATAAGTAACATCAACCAAATCTAAAACACAGTCTACTGGTTCAGCAAATTTATATACTTGGGTTTTACTGTAATAAGGTACCGATGCATCAAAAGGATTGGACTGTACAAAGGCAGTAATAACGCCACATAAAAGCTTTTCACTTCTTAATCGTTTAACTGCATCTTGTACATACTTAGACATTGCTTCTTTTAAATCATCAAGCTCCGTGATTTTTTCACCAAAAGATCGACTGGCAACAATTTGCTGCTTAGGTTTTGGTTGATCATCAATAGGCATACAAGAAACGCCTTGTAGTTCAAGTACAGTCCTCTGCATACAAACAGTGAATAATTTTCCCATGATAGGTGGGTTAGATTTTGCTAAATCCAAAACAGTGTTAATACCCATATCATTAAGTTTTTTATTCTGCTTCCTCCCAACTCCCCATACCTCCCCAACTTCAACCAGTGACCAGAAATATTCACGATGTTTCGGGTTCATATTTGCTAAATCACACACTCCATTAAAACGTTTACCTTTCTTGGCCATATGGTTTGCGATCTTCGCTTCAGTCTTTGATCTTCCTATGCCAATGGATACTGGTAAACCGATCCATTGCTGTATACGCTCCCGCATTCCTTGGCAATATTCAACTAAATCATAATTGTTCTTAAAGCTTGTCAGATCTAGAAAGCATTCATCAATCGAATAGATTTCTTGTTCATGTGGTGCAACATAACCTGCAAGTATCGAATGAAATCGACGTGACATCTCGGCATAAATTGCGTAGTTACTAGATAGGACCTGTACATTATTTTTTTGGACGACATCTTTAATTTGAAATAATGGTACACCCATTTTAATGCCCATTGCTTTCGCTTCATTTGATCTTGCTACAGCACACCCATCGTTATTCGAGAGTACAATGACTGGGACATCATTTAGTTTGGGGTTAAAGAAACGTTCACACGAGACATAGCAATTATTGATATCAACAAGCGCAAATATCTTTTCTTGATGTTTCATTTGAGATTCTTAATGACTTTGGTGACTACACCCCAAATCACTAATTCTTGCTCATTGCGAGGAAGAATTGGCTTGCACTCAATATTCTCAGGTTTAAGCCAAACAGCAGGCAAACTATCAAGTAAATCATCTTCGTGAAAGATTTCTACCAATTCATCATGCGACATTCGCTGTGTAATCATCATTCGTTTAACAGTAAATTCATTGTCAATAAATGCAATAACGATGTCTTGATGTTGTGATCTGATGCTACGGTCTACAATTAAATAATCATTGATATCTATACCAATATCTTTCATGGATAGCGATTCAACTTGAACGATAAACGTAGCATCTTTATTGGAAATAAGTAGCTCATTCATATCCACCATTTTATCAACGTAATCAGTGGCAGGGGATGGAAATCCAGCAGCTATCTTGTTGAGTACTAATGGGATCGAGTATTTAACAACAGGTTGAAATGCAGAGATTTTTGAAATATCGCCAATAGTAATCTTGGGTATATGTGTTCTAATATCAATAACTTTTGAATGACTCAAGTGAGCTAATGAAGCCTCACTAAGCTTTAAAAGTTTAGTTGTTGATGCGCCATTATTTAAATTAATGTTCATAAAATAATTCACTTGAATATGTTACATATTCAAGATTCTAGATTGTATGATTTTAAATTTCAAATTTAAAAGCTGTGGATAATCAGTCCTAAATCAAAATAAGTCATTTTGTAGTTTTGTTTCTGATAAATGGTCACGTGAAAAAGTGATAAATTCATCACGCATTTCAAAGAAATATTCATGTGCGTGTTCACTACCTACATTTAGCCAATCATTGCGGTATTGTTCTGGAATGACGATGATTGATCTTTTTTCATCTGTAGGCGCGTGAAATTGCTTCATGAAAGGGTGGTTATCTGAATTAATCGTAAGCATTGAAAAGGATCTTACTTTTGAGTCTTTAATCACAGCATCGTCATAAATGGCTGCGACTGTAAAAGGCTGACCATCTTCACGCTTGATCGTGTACCAGTGTGCTTTGCCCTCTATGTATTTTGGCTCATAAAATTCTTGAACCGGTATAAGACAAAATTTGCTGTATTTCCATGCATGACGAAAACTAGGCTTTTCTGCAACTGTTTCAGTTCTTGCATTATATGTATGTGAACTGAACTTGAAATCTTTAGCCCAGCTCGGTAATAGCCCGAATTTACCAACATCAAGATCAAAACCTTTCATGATGATAGGTGCGTGATAACCCGGGTATATATGTGGCTTCAGCTCTAAATCTAACTGATCTTCGTTGACATCAAGTAATGTGAGGGCTTCTCTGGTGGGAATTTCATAGTTTGAACACATTATTTATTCTCCAACCAAAATACAAAGATTTCTCTATAAACACCATAGCCTTTATATTTAAAAAATGGAACGCCGATTTGCAACGTTTGCTTTATATAGAAATAAGGCCAATCTTTCATTTTTAATAATACCTAATAATTTTTTATTGGAGTTGGACAAGCTGCAAGGTAATGCGTGGGCTATCGAATCGTCGTGCGAAAGAGCGGAAGTTGTTTGAGAAAGCCCTCGGATGAGGGCTAGTAAGGCTAAATTCAATAATCACATAGGTCCAAATTAATGCTTTAAGTTTTAAGGTTGAATTTGTGCTACATATCCAACTTGAATTGGGGAGCCAACATGAGAATATCTCATCATAATTGCACCATTAGCAAATACATCATAACTTCCTTTGTTTGGTATAAAATAAATCCATGATGGTCCTTGAATATCTGGTGGAATCGCCCATCCGATTTGCATCCAAATGTTTTTGGAACTATCTTTTACAACAATTTTTCCACTTTGAGTTCCATAATATTCAAAGATAGGTGAATCATTAAAAAAGAAAAACTGAACAACTACAGGATCATTAGGTTGTATTAGTTTTTGCAAGCCTGAATTAGGTAATAATGGTTTAGATTTTCCAGTTAATTCATTTATATGTGATTGTGAAGCTAAAACAGTCATACTTTGGTTGTATGCCTTTTGGTTGTTTAAAGCCCATGTTAAGGCTTCACTACCTGCATCATCTGCTGGATTTTCAACATTACCTGTATAGTTTTTCACGTAACGAAGAGCAAACTCTTCTATTCCCCATTTTGAATATTGTTCGACATGCTTAAGCTCATGCCCCCACCAAAAAGGATTATTCCATAGCCCTCCAGGGTCAGTTGAAAAAACAATAACATTACCAACAACAACAGCTATTTCTTTTCCCATAAATTTATGAGCTTTGCCAATTCCATTTGGTAAAGTAAACTCAATATCACCAATTACATATCTTGCACTGTCTAAAACCTCCTTAGAGTATAAGCTGGCTAATCCATCTTTTACATCTTTAGGCAATGGCTTAGCATTAGCTATATGCCTTTCTTGAGCTTCTCGTATTGCAGCTGCAAGTGGCATAGCGAGGATTTGCATTGGATCTTGACCCAATAAAGTATTTGTAGCAACTTGACCTGAAGATTTTATTATTTGGGCTTGGTAGTTGTCATAAAATGTTGCTACATCGAATATAAGTTCACCGCCTGAACCTGATTTAGCAACAACCTTGCGAGCTTCTTTATAAATCTGAGTTTGTGGCCAAGTTGTAATTTCTGATACAGCTGCAGGAATAGGTGCGTGTGCTTTAATTAAATCTTTTGTAGGGTCCAGTATTGTTTCAGGGTTTTTGCCCTCTACAATAACTTTAGCAGTATTAATGATGGTTTTTGTTGGAGCAGTAATAATTTGCTCAGCTGTCTTTAAGGGTTCCCATCCATTAATTGAAAATGCATGAGATTGCTGTAATATTAGTACATAACAAATTAGGCTTGAGAAAATCCTTTTATAATTAATCTTATTCACATCTGACTCCTTAGATTTATTTGTTTTCAATTTTAATTATGAGTTTTAATTTATAATGATTCTATACCCAAAATAAGGGGTAAGATCACAATGTTTACATTATTATCTAGATTCCACAAATTAAAAATCTATACTATTGTCAGGACAATTAATTTTTCCATTTTAAAAAGAATCATCTGAACTATTTCATGTCCTCTTTTTGTAACAAAATTAATGGGCGAAACTTGGGCACCGATTAGATATAACATATTGATTTTTATGAATGAGTATTACGTTGACATCGTAGAGGTCAGCAGTTCGAGTCTGCTTATACCTACCAAATTTTAAAAATCATATAAACTTATACAACTTAATATGAATCATAAAGCCTTGAATCTAAAAGATTTAAGGATTTTTTATTGGCTAATATAACCTCATATGAACTTATACATTTGGGCTGTTCTTGTATCCTTATTTGTATCATGATTAAATTTGATCCTAGCCAAAATAATGGACACATCGTCCCTCTAAAGATAACGTAATGTTAACTTTGGAGATGTACACATGGGTAAACGCTTTAGTCCGGAATTTAAACAGCAAGCAATTGATTATGCACTTGCAAACTCACATGAATCATTAGCATCAATTGCGGTAAAGCTTGGTATTGGTTACTCGACACTTGATAAATGGATTCGTACTGCTAATCCAGAAGGCTCAAGCAAACGTCAGTTAACACCTGAGCAACAACGAATATTAGATCTAGAAAAAGAAGTCAAACAGCTCAAAGAGGCAAATGACATACTAAAAAAAGTGCATGTGTATTTCCTCACCGATCAAGGCAAGAGAAGTACACGGTAATCAAATACTTTGCAATGAGACTGGTTAAAGTCACTACGCTGTGCAAACAATTTGGTGTCAA